GCTGAGCCCGAGGACTGGCGCGGCGTGGGCGATACCGTGCTGACGGCAAACAGCATCTACCGCATCCCTGACGCCGACCTGGCTCCCATGGCGCAGCAACTCAACACAACCCCGCAGCGCCTCAAGGATCAGGCCGCCACCAAGCTGCTGGGCGCCGTGCTGGATGAAACCAACATGGCGATCATCGAACCCGGCGCCCGCGAGAAGGCAATGATGCACGGCGGCGTCGAGCGCGGGACCATGAAGGGCGAACTGTTGCGCTCGTTCTGGCAGTTCAAGAGCTTTTCCATCGGCATGATCATGCGCCACGGCGCGCGCGGCATGGCCCAGGAAGGATGGGGCAAGGCTGGCTATCTGGCTGCGCTGGTGGCTTCCACCACCGTGCTGGGCGGAATGGCCATCCAGTTGGGCGAGGTGGCCGCCGGCCGCGATCCGAAGGACATCACCGATGACAAGAAGTGGGGCGTACCGGGCCTGCGCTTCGGCCTGGCCTCATTCCTCAAGGGCGGCGCCATGGGGCTGTACGGCGACTTCCTGTTCTCCGATACCTCGCAGGGCGGTAGCTCGCCACTGGCCGCGCTCGGCGGCCCTATCGCGGGCGATCTGGAATCGATCTTCAAGTTGAAGGACAACGCCGCCGACGGCGAAGTCAACCAAACCGGCGGCAAGCTGGTGCGCCTGCTCAAGAGCCACTTGCCTGGCGCGAACCTCTGGTACACCAAGGCCGCCACCGATCACCTGATCTTCAACCAATTGCAGGAGTACTTCTCGCCCGGCTACCTGCGGCGGATGAAACAGCGCGCCCAGAAGGAATTCAAGCAATCGTACTGGTGGGAACCGGGCGATTCGACACCAGATCGCGCGCCGAACCTGGGCGCCGCAGTAGGAGATAAGTGATGCGCGACGATCAAATCACGCGGTTGCAAGCCCTGAGTGAAAGCCTCGGCGAGGTTGTCATCCATGAGGTTGACCCGGCGAACTGGCCCGGTGCCGAGAAAGACCCAGCAGACCTAACCCAGCAGGAGCGGGGTGATAGGTACTGGAGCAAGAAAAACGCAGCCGCCACCATGACGCTGCTGCTCAAGGTCGTGAACATCAGCGGCGTCCTGAACAAGCAAAAGCCGGGTGAGGATGATGGCGCCGCCAAGGAACTGGATGGCGAATTAGCTGCCGCCGAACGTGAGGCCCAGGCCATCATCGACCGGATGCAGCGAGCCGGGAATGTCCACTGAACCAGAGAAGAAAGTCAGCCTACTGATTTTCTTCATGCTGTGGGCGCGGCGCATGCGATGGGATGTGCCGTACATCCATGTGCAGGCGCTTATGTGGCTGGAGACCAAAGGGTCTCTGGCCGTTTTGCGTTGCTTCCGTGGCTTCGGCAAGTCGACGTTGTTGGCGATCTACAACGCCTGGCGCTACTACAAGAACCCGACCGACCGGATATTGCACCAATCAGAATCCGACCCGACCGCGTACAAGACCAGCCGCGATACGCAGAACGTCATACGCAACCATCCATTAACCCGCCACCTGCTACCACCCAACCAGGGCACGGTAGAGCAATGGTGGGTAGAGGGCGCCACGGACTTTCGAAACGCCAGCATGTTCGCCAAGGGGATTTTGTCCAACGTTACCTCGGCCCGTGCAGACGAGTGCCAGAACGATGATGTCGAGGTGCCGCGCAATATCCAGACGCCCGAGGCCCGAGAGAAGCTGCGCTACCGCCTGGGCGAGCAGACACACATTCTGGTTCCTGGCGGCAGCAAGCTTTACATCGGCACGCCGCACACCCACGACAGCCTCTATGACGAACTCGAAAGCATGGGTGCCGACTGCCTGACCATCCGCATGTTCGCCCAGGAGCATCGGATTGAGGACGCTAAACAGTGCGCGTACGACGTTCCGTTTGTGCCGGACGTTGTGTTCTCGGGCATTGGTAAGCATGCGCGCGTGCTGTTGGCTGGGCGGGATTACCAACTGACCAAGACCGGTATCGCCTTCTTCACCCCGCCCGGAACGCTCGTCGACTGCTACGCCGGCAGCGCCTGGCCTGAGCGTTTCGACATGGCGACCCTGGAGACGCGGCGCCGCGAGACCCGGACCATCAACGAATGGGACTCCCAGTATCAGCTGCATTCGAAGCCCGTCACGGAGGTTCGCTTGGACCCGGCCCGCATCATCCCGTACGACGCGCAGCCGGTTATGCGCTATGCCAACGATTCCGCCGCCATGTTCCTGGGCTCGACGCAGATCGTCGGTGCCGTGGCTTATTGGGACTGTTCCCTGGGCAAGATCAAGTCCGATGCCTCGGCCTTCTCGCTGATCCTCACCGATGCGCGCGGCCAGCTCTATTGGCATTTGGCCGTGGGCCTGACCGGGGAGATCGCGGAGTTCGACGGCAAGGACCGGATCATTGGCGGCCAGGTGCACCAGATCCGCGAACTGGTGATCAAGCATCAGATCCCGCGCGTGATCATCGAGACCAACGGCCCAGGCGGGTTTGCTCCCACCATCCTCAAGCAGGCGCTCAAGGGCACCGGCTGCGGGGTAGGGGAGGAACACTCCACCACCAACAAGCAGAAACGCATCCTAGACGCCTTCGAATCGCCGCTATCAGCACGGTTCCTATGGGCGCACGTCGAAGTGTTGAAGGTGATCTGGGACCAGATGCGCGACTTCAATCCAGCGCTCACCAACCAGGAAGACGACTACATCGATTCCGGGGCCGGCGGCATCGCTCAAACCCCCGTACGCATTGGCCGAATAGTCGGGAAACCGACAGAGACCCGTCGTGACAATTGGCGTCCAGATGCGGGCGTTCATGAGGTTCAAGTGGACTATTAAGCCCGCCACCACCCAGGGGGCAGACCATGGCAGTTCCAGCAGGACCAACCGAAAAACGTTACACCGGCAACGGGGTAACCAAGATTTTCTCCATACCCTTCTTGCTCATAGCTGCAACTGACCTGGATGTAATCATTGATGGCGTTGAGGTTGTTTCCGGATACGCGATAACGGGCGCAGGCAATCCGAGCAGCACTATCACATTCGTCACGGCGCCTGCGGACCAAAGCTCAATCCTGCTTACGCTCAACGTACCGTTTGAACGACTGAACGACTACCAAGAGAACGGCGATTTTCTTGCTAGTACTGTAAACCGAGACTTCGACAAGATATGGCAAGCACTTAAGCAGCTCGTTCGGTACAGCACCAGGGCGCTTACGCTCGGTGCTTTTGACGTCGATGGTGCCGGACTGTACAGGGCCAAAGGTAATGGTATCGCCAACCTCGGATCTGCCAATGGCGTTGACACGGCGGCAGCGAACTGGAAGGACGTTAAGGACCAGATAGCGTTGGTTCTGGCGACGGGCCAGGGTCCAATCAATAATGCGGCGAATATGGCTTACATCACTCCATCTAGCAACGTGCGCACCGTTCAAGGCATGTCCGGGGCTGACGGCTCGTATTTTATTGGGCATGGGGATACGACAGTTGGTGCTGAGATTGTTGCCATTGATGCTCAACTACAAGCACAGGCTGGGCAGATATCCAAAACGGGGATCTATCCGGGGCAGCACTTTGCGGCAATTAATGGCGGCCAGTTAAACAAACTGCGCCTGGCTTTGACTGATCCGTTCATGCAATACCTTGGAATCTGCATCATCGGTGACAGCATCACTTGGGGGATGACGGCATCCGGCATCGCGCCGATTGAGCCGCGAGGCGGCTCTCTGACAGATTCCAGGAACAACGGTTCGTCGGCGACCTGGGTGAATCTTTTGCACAAGTGGTTGGGCGCCGAATATTACGATTCGACAACGGTTGAAGAAGGAATTTGGCCTGGCACGCCAAACGGCGTGGCACAGTTCACCTACACCAAAGCTGTGGATATGTTTCCAGGGTTTGCACCGTTTGTTAAGGTCGGCTCGTTCTCCCAGCTTGTTGATGCGGCATCAACCCTGGGGGTTTTTTGGTTTGTGAACATGAGTTCGTCGGGTAGCGGCCCCCACTCGTTCACTTGGACCATGACAGGAAAAAGCTTTGATCTGCGTTTTGCCGCAGTGCCCAATGGGGCGGATTACAAGGTATATGTCGATGGTGTTCTGCAAGGGCAATACAAAACCAGTTCCACCGATCTGGGAATTCCTGTCAGCTATCGCAATAGCAGAACTCACGACTTCACATTTAAAAAGGGCGCGGTGATACGCGTAGAGGCGGTAGGCGGTAACGTTGCTCGCGATGTACTTCAAGTTGAATCGATCCGCCTCAACCGAAAAGTAAGAGTGACCAACCAAGGGATTATTGGTGTCGCGTCTGATCGTTATTTGAATGTGCTGCTGTCAAGCGCGCTACGCGCCGATGATTCGTTCTGCAAGATTCAGATTGGCACCAATGATCGCGGCATGCCCCCGGCTATTGGGGCTCCAACTTCCCCAGCGACACTCAGCAAGAACATGGGGTTGATACTTGACTACGTGATTGCGGCAGGGGTATCGCCCATCATGATGTGCGCCAATGAGGTAGTGGATAACAGTCTGCCTACCTATTACTACAGCATGGGCCAAGTTAGAACGGTGCTTTCGAGTTTGGCAATAAGCCGTGGTGTGGACTTTATTGATCAGTTTGCACTTACCAAAAGACTGCAGGCGGCAGGTGTTAATTATTTGGCTGACGGCCTTCACCCAAATGACCTTGGGCATTTCTTGATGTTCGAAAACATCAGGAACGCCATCGGCAACCCGGTGTTTGTGGCCGAAAAGAGCCTTGCCAATTACTACGAAACCACGGTTTCCTGGACAGCCGGCGCCGTACAGACCATCACGCACAACCTGGGTGCGATCCCTGTTCGCGTTGAGTTTGAAGTCGTAATGAAAACGGCGGGGGCGGGAATGGCTGTAGGTCAGTCGGCCATGACTTCAATGACGATTCAGGCTGCTGCGAGCTACAACGCAATGGCACGCAGCGGCA